GGGTCAAATCAAATAGCTTTCAGCTCATCAGCCTCTACCGAAAAGCCAGCTTTTTTTAATTGACTTTTTGTTATACCTTTAGACTTTAAATCGTTAAAACACTTGTCAGCGACAACTGTCTTACCGTTAAGAAAGATTATTTCAAGTTCTACAGGCTTTTTGTTTATGGTTTTTGTTAATTTAATAGCCATAGACTTATTTCACCCCCTTAATAGCCTTTAATACCTTAGACTTACTAGACATTTTTTCAGGGCTTTCTACGCCTAAAGAATTTGCATATTCGTTTAGTTCAGACCTAGTCCATTCTAAAGATGGTTCTGCCTTAACCTCAGGTTCTTTCTTTTCTTCCTTTTTTTCCTCAACCTCTTTCTTGACTTCTTTTTTTTCCTCAGCTTCCACCAACTTTTTTTCTTCCTTTTTAACTTCTTCAACAACACCAGCTTGAATTAAAGATAAGCCCTGTTTTTCATCAATGTTGAAAGTCTGCCCCACCCCATAGGTAGAGTCATCACATCTGACTGATCCAATTAAGACTCTCAGTTTCATTATAATTCACCCCCTTCCTTTATAAAGCTCCGTGACAAGCGGATCTCCACTTAATCATTCCCCACCAAGCTTCTTCTGAAACATCATAAGCAAGCGAGGCATCAGCGAAAGAAACGCTATCAGTTATTGCCTTAATAAAATTAAACACTTTTTCTTCAGAGATTTCAAAGCCTGTGGTTAAGCCAGCTCCAACAGCCTTAACTATTGCTTCTGCTATGGAAAGAGAATCGGTTTTACCCAAACTTGCGTTTTTTGAGATTTCTTCTGCAAAAACCTGCATATCAAAAAGATTATGCAAAAAAGCATTACCAGAACCGTCAATATAATGAATAATTCTTGTTATGGTTTCAGAAAAACTAGCACTATCTTCAATTCCAGGTTTAATTGCTTTTTGAACCGCTTCTGCTATACCACCAAGTTCGTCAGATTTTTCCCTATAAAATTCAGCAAAATGATCGATATCTTCACCAAAAGTTATAGAGTCTGAAATTCTCGTAGAGGCTGAATTTGCCAAAGCTTCACTTATGGTTAATGAGTCTCCAAGACCATTATTTGCAATGGCTTTCGCTTCGCTTTCTAGGATAGAAATTTCATCACTAACTCTCAAGTTTTCGCCATTAGCAAGGCTCTCTGATATAGAAAAGGTATCAAAGTTATCTTGATATATTCTAGCCATTTTTATTCTCCTTCAGTTAAATCTTGTTCTGATGACTCAGAAATTGATAACTCGTCTGTTAATTCTTCGGTAGGTATTGCTTTAACTATATCATAACCAACCTGAACATTAACATCACCAGCAGCCCCAAGATTTACTAATAAAGCAGTATTTGGTGGCAATATCCAATAAGCACCAATAAGATTGGCATTCCACATTGAGCCATATTGCGGTAAGGAGTTCTTAAATTTATCATCTCCGCTTGCACCTTCTCTAAAAGATACAGCGTTTTGATCTGAACCAACATTGTTTGCCATAAGATATTTAACCCTTATGCACAAATCTTCACCGGGAGCTTCTAGAATAGTAGTTTCATCTTTATCTGTTGCATTAACAGAAGCAGGGTAGGTCGCAACATCTTCATTGACAACAGCTACCGCAACCTCATCATACCGAGGTGCTCTAAACCTTGCGTATTCTCTCGCCCTAAGACCCTTAGGCTCAAGAGAGCTAGAATCTCTTTTTGCTAATCCAGCCATTTTTTACTCACCTCCTTTACATTTTGTATTTAACGTGTCGGCTATTCAGAGGTGACAGCACGACAATACTAACTACTAACACTATACACCATTAAGAGGTGTAACCGCCAACTCTGCTTGGCAATTCTGCACTTACATACACAATCGCCTTGCTCACAGAACCATCGCATTGAGTGGTTGGGTCAAAGACGTTCTTTTCAATCTCGTCAGAGTCCCTAGTCAAAACAGCCCCACCAGTATCATTAGCATTGTTGCTAATTTCCTGAATAACTGAGGTTGAAAGCGGAATGCTTTGCAATCCTAATTTATCAGAGATACCAACAGAAACGTTGTCTGTCCCAGCGTGAGTTTGAATAGGAAGCGTAATTGATGTAACAGTTTTAAATGCTTTTACACCAGCTACTTCACTAGCACCATTCAAAGCAATCGTGTCGGAAATTGACTCTCCACGAATGTTTGTTCCAGCAATTACCACGTTTCCAGTAATACCGCTTGCATTCCCCTTGACAGTAACAAGTCTTGGAAAATCAGGATTGGTAATACTTGTAGTAACAGTCTGAGCAGCGGCAGTTAAAGTAACCGCAGCGTGAACCGCAGTAGCACTAGGAGCGTCCGGAGCAGTCCATTTCTGAACCACCACGTACGTTTTTCCCATAAATTTATGACCAACGAATGTAGCCCATTTGTTTTTGATAATCATTGTTTCTTTTCACCTCCTTTCCTAGAGGATAAACACCTTTTTAGGATTAGGATATTTAATCGGGTATTGATATAACTCACCGACCCTACCCCTTTATCAGCGGTTGGAACGAGGGGAAAGTCATACGCTACTCCTCTCGTTCCGAACCGACTAATTTTTAACCTGCCCCTTAACTAACAACAGTGGTGTACAGGTAACCACAACCAGCAGCGACAACCTTCTCGTCTCTTATCTCTCCAGCCTCAATGAAATCACCTTCACGCCCTTCTTCTCTCCATTTCTTGGTTCTAAAACCTCTACTCTGGAACTGATATCCGAAGGACACCTTCTTTAAACCTGGTGAAGACTCTGAGTAAAGCAGAGCGACACTTTTACCCCAAACGTAAGACAAACTTTCAGCAACACCCTCTTGAGCCGTATCGTATAGAGCCTTACCAACCAAGTACTTATCAACTTCAAAAACTTGAGCCAATAAGTCAGCTGTAACAATACCCTTTTGAGTGTATTTGATTTTCTCTAAAATGTCTGGGTGGTTAAGAAGTTTAAGGTGGACTTGATAACCAACAACCATCACGTTCGGCATTTTACCAGAAGCAGCGTGAACAGTCGCTTTCGCTGTCAAAACATCGTTAACAGGATCACTACCTGCGTAGTCGTCCCAACGATTAGCTCCAGCTAAAGCAGAGGTCTGAGTACCATAAGTGCCAGAAGCAAATACTACGTCTGCCACTCTTTTCTCTCGCCCTAATTGAATTAACTCCGTCAGGTTTTCAGTTGTATCAATATCCATATCAAGAGGATTGTCAGCATTGTCTCTCACCCTGTCAGGAACTAGGTCTTTCAACGCATATTCCTCACATTGATAAGTATCTGTACTCACATTCCACTCAACCTCGTTTGCTTCAGCACCAGCAGCCCTTTTGGACTGAGGAAGCTTCCAAGCACGAGTGTAGGTATAATACTTGTCTGATTCCTTTTTAACAGGAACAACAGGCATAACCTGATCAGCAATAAATTCGTCATTGGTGTATCTAACAGAAACACCAGATAAAACTGCGTCTTGATGAACGTCTTTTTCAGTCGGATTTGCAAACTTTAAGTGTGCAAGTTCTCGCATTTCCAAAGACTTTTGATGAGCTTTAATAGCTTCTCCGTATTTCATATTTTTCACCTCCTTTCAACATTTAATTTTAATAGCTATCCTGATTTTACGCTCCTAAGATAGCGTGGAGCAACTAACTCTTTTTAGTTAGACTCGTTCGCCTGAGCGTGTCCGCCCGGAGTAAGTAGAACCTCAATGATACTACCGTCACCGTCAGAGGCTTCAAGAGCAATCCCGATTACAGACTTTTGATCTGCATCTGCGGGAGTTCCCTCACCGTTGCCATCAGACATGATTTTCTCACCCTGATCGCAAGCAGCAGCCATTGACAGTTTAGAAGTTCCACCTATCGCAACAGAAGCAGCCTCACCGCTTCCAGGTTCGTTTTGAATTACTCCAATAACGTGTGTCCCTTCAGCAGCAGCAGCTCCAGCCACTACAACGGTATTGTCAGTCGATGTCATCGTAACAGCAAAATACTGCTTGCTGGAAAAAGATTGACCAGCCAACATCGATTTGACTAACTGATTTGATGCTTGTGCCATTTTCCTTACTCACCTCCCTTCCTAAAAAGAGTTATAACATTTGTTTCCGTGAATTTCCTAATCCCGAATTATTTAAAAAGCTCGGGCTTTTCTCTGGTAACAACTTTCAGAGCTTCGCTGTATCTCATACTGTTTGCTTTCATCACTTTCTCAACCTCAGCATCTATTTTTGACTGATTATCATTTGCCTGCCCTTCATCTCCACCCTCCTCTTTAAAGAGTTTGGCAGAAACCTTTGGCAAGCTAGCCAAAAATTCAGAGAACAACTTAGCCACTTTTTCGTTGGAAGCCATCAAAACCTTAACGGCAGCTTCCTTGTTTTTAGGCAAGATAACGCCATCAGGATTGCTTTCAGAGAACACGAAACTGTCCACCTGTTCCTGAACTTCCTTAAATCTAAGTTTTTTCTCAGCAACGCCAAGCCTTGATTTAAGTTCATTCATTTCTTTAACGTGGTCAGCCTTAGAGATAAATTTCTCACTACCTTTTACTGATTCATCTTCCTCATCTTCTTCCTCATCGCCTCCTTCTTCGTCTTCATCTTCATCTCCAGCATCGTCTTCATTCTCAGCTTCCTTAGCTATTTCCGCTTTCGCTTCTTCAAAAGCCTTTTTTTCTTCCTCGCTTGCGTCATCAGCCAATGCGAACTCGGGATCTTCAACTAATTTTGCTTTAAGTTCCTCTTTGGTCATTGTATCTTCACCTCCTTTCTCTTTGAATTTACTGGTAAAACCAGCATACATATTTTCGGAAAGAGCCACAGGTGCTAGGCTCTTGAAGTATGGTCGGTTGGTTAAAGCACCTCCGAGCAAAACATTATCAAACATTTCGTGTGTCTCAAGGTCTTCATATTGAAAATCAAATTCAGGACTGAAATATTTAAAGATACCGTCAGTAATCAGTTGTGTTCCAAGTTTTGTCCACTCAACACTTGCTTTGAGTTTTGTTTTTCCATTTTCTACAACTTTTTTTAGAGATTTAAACCACCCAGCAGCCCCTTTTTCTGGCATATGTTCCTGATCAACTGCAATATCAACCTTACGAACTTTATCGTTGAAAGAAGCGATAAACTTATCAATATCATCGTCCGTAATACGTATAATACCGTATTGAGGGTGTTCCCATTCCCCTGCGTGCAGGATTTCAATTTCTGAACTGGGTTTTCTAGAAGAAAAGATTTTTTTAGTGAGTTCAATTTGGGGTGATAATACCTTGAGAGTTGTTTCAGAAGCCTTAATAAATTCTCCTTTATTTTCAACATATCCCTGATTTTGTAAATAGGCAGACACTTCAGAGGCTTCCTTTTTGGTTTTTGCCTCACCAGCGTAGGACTTTCCGTTTAAATAACAAACGTGCATATATTGATCTGGGTGGTCCTTAACTGAGATAGTTCTTACTCGTCCACCCTTTCTCACGCACTTATCAAAATCCGCAGGAAATTTTAATGCCATTTTATTTCTCCTCTCTTACACTTTAATAATAGCACAATGCTATTGTCAAGTTCTATCATTTTTCAACATCGCAAAAAAATGCACAATAGCCCAAAAGATTGCAGCCGGAGTTAGAAATAAATCCGCAAAAAGACTGCTTTCTTTGTGTAACACGTTTGTATGTAATCCAGCAAGAAAAAGAGCAACCACCATAACAATATCACCCAAAAAAAGAGCATTATTAAACTTCCTCTTATATATTCCTTGCAAAGAAGCCAAGGCAATTAAAGAGTAGCTAACAAGTCTTGCATAATCTGCAATCACATCTATTAAGTCCATATCTTTATTTCTTATTTGCACCAAGATAGGTTGCTATCGCACCAATAATTATTGAAAACACAGACTGAAAAATTGCTAAATTACCAGTCTTTGTCTTTAATGATACAATTTCGTTTTCGTTGTTATTTACCTTAATTTTCAAATCTTCTCCCAATTTTTTCTGATCGCATTTAAAATCTTCAAAATTTTTTGAAAGGTTCTTCATCTCATTGGCAATAACCGCAACGTTTTCACCAACCTCGTTTATGCTATATTTACCGCTTGGCATTCTTTTTACCTCCTTCCCTATAGACTCCTATACCATAGGGCATTTTACGCTTACCCGACCCTGCCAGCGGATAACTTATGTCCTTAAACTCCCAAGGTGCAACCTGAGTTTGCGGTCTTAATTGGTCAGGTATTCCAGTAAATGGCGGTGGGCTTTTTTCTTCCTTTAATATTGCTACCCAAATACACCGACAACCGAAATGTACCGCTCCGGGCTTGTACTCGTGAAACGCCTTATCCTCTGTTCCTATAATCTTTCCGTCCATACTTGTGCAGTAGTTGCACGTATGAGTGTCTAAAATTGCAGACCATTGATATCCGTAAATCTCATCTTGGTAGCTCTGAAAGGTGTATATTCTACCGTTATTTATTTCATCAGAAGTTACTAAAGAAGAAGTAGCTGGAACATTTTTATTTGAAAACTTATCAAAACCAGCTTCTACCCTAGCAATAGCCTCATCATCACTAACTGATGGATCCATCATAGCAACAGCTGCTATGCCCTTTAATTCTTCCATCATCTGTTTTTCGTGATAATTAGCAAGGTAGTAAGCTCTTTCTGCAATTTGTTTAGTTATTTCTGTGTCTGTTGCAGGAGCAGGTTGCTTAATCTCATAACTAGACTTTAATTTTCCAAACTCAAATATTTTCTTAATTTCTTCTTGGAACATTTGAGCGTATATGCTCTTTAATTTCCAGCTTAATCTATGAAGGTCTGCATAATCTTTTCTCTTAATTGCCTCCTCAAATAGGGGTAAAAGTGTATTCTTCTCTCTCGTAAGAATTGATGTCATTCTTGATGTGAGATTTTTTTCAGCCATATCCATATAATCTCTAATTTCATCAAACTTCACCCTTCGTTCTGCTTTGGTTAAATCTCTATTATATTTTTGCTCGTGTTCGTCAAATTTTTTATCGTTCGATTTAGCCTTTTGCTTTGCAATATCCATTTGTTGTTTAACTCTTTCCTGTTCTTTTTGTTCTTTTTCTTCCTTTGTGTCCATCTCCTCGCCTTCTGGCTTATCTGGCAACTTTAGAGCTTTTCTCAAGTAATCTTCTGTTTCAGGATCAGGAGTAATCATTCCTGCCATTGACAAAGTTTGAATTGCTTCTGCTAGTTCTTTAACGTCTTTAACCCCAAGGTCAGCGTGTGTCAATTTGGGATATTTATCTACATTCCAGTTGTAATCTACCAACTTTTCTATTTCATCGTTAATTACGTCCTCGATTGCTTTTGCGGAGGCATCAAGTGCTTGTAAAAATATTTGTGATTGGTCTTTTGAAAGAGAATAACTGCCGACACTTTTACTACCCAGGTCAATAAATTGTGCTAGAACAGACTTTAATATTTCCCTTGTATGGTGGTCTAGCATTGGAGAGGGATCTTTAAGACTACCTGCTTTAAGGTCTAGCATCTCAACTTCCCAGCCTAGCTTCTTTACAACATAAGCTTTTTCATGCCCTCTTAAATTTTTGCCCATATTTTCAGCAGCGGTGTAATCATCATCTGTGTAACCTTCTGGCAGGGTAATAACAGGAATACCAATACCAAGTCTTTCCTGTGCAACAGCGTCAATCTTATAATATTTATCTCTAAAGAACCAATGCTTGTAAGCCTGTCTAAGAATTGAGGTTCCTAAATAGTTATCACCTTCCCTGCGGTAAACAAATACCATTAGTTTTTCTATAGGAATAGAAATCTCTTTATAGTTTTCGTTTTTGTAAACCCTTTGAACGACACTATCCAATTCCCCATTTTCATCAACATTCCAACGCTCAATAGTTTTTGGTAATCTTGGAGCCCACTTTCTCCATGCTATCTTTCCATCTTCAGTAAATTTATAAATAACCTCGAAGACCATACAACCGTATGGGTGCATTAAGAGAATTTGCCTTAGGGTATCTTCCCAACACAAAAACAAGCCGTTAAAAAGATTATCCTTAACAAAATCCGCAATCTCTACATCAAGAGGATCATCAGAAGCAGGTTGTATATCCCATTCAGCGGATCGGATAGGGAGTTCGCACATTAACAATGCAGCCTGAACAGAAGCATCAGACCATCGCATTTTATCTACTGTGGTATAAAGCTGAGAACCCTTTAAATCGGAAACGTATTCATCGGTGTCTATAACACCTTGGAAGTTAGTAACACCAGAAGCTCCAACTTCTGGTCTTTTTCTTTCTGCAAATTTCTTGCTTTTTCCTTTTGTATTTTTTGTCATTGGTTCTTTGACCTTAAAAACTTTTATCCATTATTCCGGCAGTAATAGGTTTATCCTTTTTTTGGATATCCTCTGCCCTAGGTTCAGCCAAAGAGCCTGTTGACAGCTTGTCTAAACCTAGCATTGCATAGTTACTTGCCATTGTCAAGTGGTCTGCTCCTAATTTTTTATAAGTCCAAACAACTCTGCCATCAGTTTTCTCTTCTTTGTCCTTAGCCCAATTGCACATATGACGGATAAATAAGTCAACCTGTTGAGAAAGTCTTGGTAAAACAACCTGATGATTTTTAAACTTATCAGCCATTCTGTCTATAGACTCCATTTTAGCCACAACCACCCGATACTCTTTTTTCTCAGTTTCTTTGTACCACTTAATAAACTCTTTCTGATTTTCATTATAATATACAAGCCAGACTTTCGCAGGATACATTAAAGCAAACTTTCTTGCAGAGTGTTTGTTTGGCAACGCATCAATCAAGCAAAATGTAACTCCATAATCGTCCATTAAATTGGGCAGGTCATCAAAACTTTTATAAACCCCAACGTGAACCAGCCTTATAGTTCCGTCTTTTTCCTTTTTGTAAATAACAACGTGCAGATTGTCCCCTTGGTCAATACCCATAATTGTATTTTTATCTTTCAGTTCTAAATCATATTTGTTTTGAATACAACCAAGCATAATATCCCTATTTAATGGCTGATTTTCTCCACCATACGCCTCACCCAAAACAAAATTATGAAAATCTTTAATCCCCGAAAGCTGTGCTGTTGGTCTAACCCTAGCCGACTCCTCTTTCCTTAAAATCTCCGTTGCTGTAATCCAGGGTGCCATTAGCTGTGAAATATGATAACCAGAAACATTCCAATCCTTATCGCCTGTTGCTTTCCACCTTCCACCCCTTCTTGCATCATCAGTTATTGTTGCAAGACAATAAACACAAGCATATCTCGCCTCTTTGGTGTTACCCCTTATTGAGTCCGGGTATTTAAGTATTTGCTCTTTACCGCATTTAGGACACTTAACAAACCATTCTTTTTTATCGCTTCTGTTAAAAAGATAATCTATACCAAACTCAGGAATTGTCGGAGTTGAAAGAGCCAAAAACAATTTGTACTTCGAGTGGGACATACGCTCCCGGTACATACTAATAATATCTGGCTTTGAAAAATCAACCTCATCATGGATATTAAAATCAGAGTCAACAGAAATAGCCTGCCTTTCAGACCAAGCCCCTCTAAAGTAAATAAATGAACCACCTAATTGCTTCAATTCAATACCGCCCTCAACACTCCTTTCTAAGTGAGGTGAGGCTTGGATTACTGGTGTCATTCTTGCCTTAGAAAAATCAGCCACGTCAGACGCAGTCGGCATTGTATAGATAATTGACACATCGTTAGTGTCAGCAAACCAAAGAGCCTTATTTATTGCAAAGGTGGAAATACCAATTTGTGCAGCTTTTTCAACTACAATTTCTTGAGAAGTATCATTATAAATATCAATTAAATAGCGGTGGTCGTAAAAGTCTAGTTTAACTCCCTTAGGAGTTACAATATGGTCAACGCACCAGTCTAAAAAATACTTTCGCCTCGCTCCGTCAATTACGCTTAGTATTTTCTCTTGGTTTGCTTGTAATTCGTTTGATAAGGGCATTGTGTGCAGCCTCCAATAACTCGTCAGAAACTTCTCCAAACTTCATTTCAACATCACCTTCAATTTTCATCTGTTTTGGATAAAGTTCACGCTCTGCCTTTAATCCTTCAGAAACAATGCTTGTCAAAGTTCCGGCAGATATAATTTTATTATAGATAAGTGATTTTAGTAATTTTCTAGCAGCTTCGGGATCTTTCTCTGCAATCTTTTCTTCAACTTCATCTAAAAGTAATTTTAGGTTTTTAAGACCAGCAGCCTGTAAATACCTTGCAACTTTTGCGTGTCTTTTAATTAAATCCTTAATAGAGCCTTCTACATCTTCTAAAGCCTCTTTTTCAGCATCAGCCCACCTTTTTTCTTTCTCTTTTATCCAATTATCCCTTGAGGCAACTTGCCTAACCCATGGATAACCCTTTTTATATCTTTTAGCTATATCTTTCAACGAAACGTCCTTAGAAGATATATACTCAACCTTTGCTTGTTTAATCCAATCAGATGTTTTTGTTTTTGCCATTTTTGTTAGTCTATTGTTAGTTTAATGTTAGTTGCTTATCCAAAAAATTTCAATACCCCCTGTCTTCTTTTTCTTTATCTTTTTGTATTTTAAGCACAATCGCATCTTTTAACTTTTTGCCTATTCCGCTTTTTTTCTCTGCTTCAAAGTCTTTTACCAGTTTTGCCCTTAATTCTTCCTTCTCTTTTCTCAACTTTTTTATCTTGTAATTAAAGCTTTCAAGTTCAAATTGAATTGTATTATTTAGTCTAAAAACCTCTTGAGGATATTCTTTTAAAACTTTATTTGGTACAGATATATGCATAACCCAATCTCTGCCTTGAGAAACGTCAAAATCATCTACCATTTTTAACCCTCCTTACTTGAGATAATGCCTTTGAAGCAAATTTTAAATCCATATCAAGCACCTCCTCATAAGAACTATTAACTTGTGCCATTCTTTGTTGATGACTCCTCTGACCTGCGTGGTTAGGATTGTCATGCCTTTTGCCGTCCTCATTTTCTGGCGGTCTCCATTTTGGTCTTTCGTTAAATCTCAAGACTGCCATCTTGCCTCAACCATTTTACTGGTTTTGTTAAATATTAACTTAACGTGATTGCTGTATTTCTGCTTAAAAAGTTTTGCTATGTTTACTGCTAATGCCTCGTCCCGATATTCAATACAACCGCCCTTATTTTCCCAATGCAAAGCATTATGAGAATATTGAAAATCAACAACTGCACCTTTTTTTTGCAATAATAACTGATAACCAAACTCGTAATCTTCACATATCCTAAATCTTTCATCAAATCTTATTCCGTCAAGCTTCGTGGGATTAACAAAATAACAAGTGTGCAAGTTTCTAACTTCTTTATACCTTTTTTTGCCCTTCTTTAATACGCCTCTACGTTCCGTTGGTATCTGAATAGCAGAGCAGTATCTAAGCATATTTTGACTCAAATCTATTGCTATTTTTGCAAATGTGCATTTTTCGTAAACCCAATATTTGCCATTCCAGCCTTTCAATTTCTTAAATTCTGTTACGTCATCGCAAGTCCATAAATAAGGTTGTTCTCCCATATAATCTAAAATCTGGTTATTTATCGCTGCCATATTTCCACCAGTTGGGAAAAGTACAATTTTGTTTACATCATACTTTTTGTAAAGCTCTTTTTCGCTTTCTTCTACGAATAAAAATATTTTTTCTTTTGGGTACGACTCTTTTTCAAGAAGTTCAAGTGTTATCTGACGGTCTGACCGCTTGTAAGTTGGAATTGCTATCGCACAAATTTCTGACATATTTTAGTCTTTCCCTGTGAAGTTCCCCTAATTCGTTATTAAAGCTTGCAATCTGCTCGCTTATTTCAATGGGATACTCCCATAACATATAAAAAACCTGTCTTTCAATTTCTCTCTTTTTTTTCCCTTTCGATCTGTCTTTGTCTTTCTATCATTTTTTCTTTTGCTGACTTTTAATCCAGTCATGAACAATTTCGTTCAATTCATCTAATTTAATCTTGGGGTTAAAGCCAATCAGACTATAACTTATGTTTTGATATGCTGTTGGATTTTTAGACTCTTCTTGATTTTCAGGATTAAGAGTAATACTTACTGATAACTTCACTTTGCACCTCCTTTGCTATAATTTTCATATTTTTTTTGATTAAACCTATAAACAACATTACCCTCTTTATCTACTCTATCAGGTATCATCATTTTGTCAAAATATAACCAAGGGCTTTGTGCCTTTTTTGGGTGGTTCCAAATATATTTTAAGTAATCATACATAGTCTTATGGTAATGCTGAGCCATATCTCCAGAGTGCAAAACCTCTCTTACTTTCGTGTGTTTTAAATGTTCGCTAAACTCTGATTCAATATCTGAAAAACTAACCTCACCATTTTCTTTTGCAATAGTGATTGCCTGAGTAAATTGACATTTTGCATGATTAGAGAAATACTTATCGTTTGGAAGCCCGCAACAAGAACCCCAACGACAACCGTTAGACAAAACACATTTTTCTTTATGGTGAGCGTCTGAAACAAGAAAGTTAATTCCGAGCTTTTTACACTCAGCTTGCATTTCTTCTACAAATCTTCTTTTTACTTCGTAATTTAATCTTAAATATCCTGCCCCCTTCGTATATCTTCTGTAATATTGCCAAATATCAAAACCACAAGCCTTAGATAGAATTGCATACCTCTTTTTTACTCTCAAATCTGCTCTTGCCTCCAAACAGAAAAACTCCGTAGTTAATCCCTGTGCACCCCTCTTCGCACACTCTCTTATTAAATCTAGGTGGGTCGGGTCACTAATACCAATCATAAAAGGTCTTAGCCTTAAATTGACACCAGCCGTGCCCATTTTGGCAACTTCACCCAATGCCTCAACTCTTTCCATCGGACTAGGCACCCCAGCTTCAACTATTTTTGCCTTTTCTTCATCAAGAGTAATAATGCTGAACTTAAAATGGAAATTTTTAGCACCTTTAATTACATCAACATATCTTTTATCCTTAACCCACCAAGTAGATTTAGTGCTAAAAGCGACAGGATAATCAATCTCTCG